TAAAATTCTTTTAAACGTGGTTTATTGTCAACCGAAGTAATAAATTCTTTAAGGATTTCTTTTTGACGTGGGTGTAAATCGTTATACTTTGTATTGAAATTTTCCAATACCATTTTATATGCTAAAAAACGAACGTCTTTATCAGAATTTTCAAATTCACCCATTACCTCATCACGTACTTTACTTTCAGCAATTTTAGCAGCAGTTAAATGCTCTAAAATAGTTACTTTATTGTTGATAGCTTGATCAGGATCAATGGTGTTTTGAGCGTTTGCAATTTCCGTTAGTGTATAGAATGCAGCAAACATCTTATAATTTGGTAACTTGTGGTTGAAAAATTCATTCAGGTCGTAATATTTCTGAATTTCATTGATCAAGTTGTATTTTTGGCGCTTGATAGCTCCTCTATTTAATGTTTTAGAAGATTCAATTAATGTATCTACTACAACGTTTGCTTTACCTTCAGTTAATGATGTTCTTTTAAGTAACGTTTCATATAACTTATACTCACGACCTAATTCCGACTTAACGAAATATTTTTTAAGTATATCTTTAGCCGGGGAATCCTTACCGTCCAGTGTATCTGTGGTAATCTGGCGAACCAAAAGTTCAAAGAGGATACCCGTGTTTTTATACTTTGAATGTTTAACTTGCATTCTTGTAAATATTTGTTTATTTATAAATATATAGAATTTTCTTACTCTCGTATCTGTGATTCATCTAATAGTGAATTCCCTCTAATGTCTGATTCAAAAATCATTTGTTTATGTTGGTTTTTGATATCGTTGAACATTTTTTGGTTAGGATTTGGTCTACCTTTAGTTTCAAGTGCTAATGGACTGCCACCTTTATATTGAGGTCTAATTGAATCTGATTCGTCTCCGTCTTTTTTAATACCATCTGAGCCAATTCTATCTTTTCCGAATGCATTATCTTGTGTGTTTTTATCTGTAACTTTTTCTTCTGGTCGACCCAATTCAGCGTCTTCATCATATCCTAAAGGTACTTCAGTTGCTTCATATCTGCCTCTACCATATAAAGAAGCTAAATCATGTGGTGTACCGTAAGATTTTCCAGTTTCAAGAGGGTCGTTACCTTCGTTTTCAATCTGTGCAATACGGAATCTACGTTTAGCATCTTGTAAAAGCAAGTCTCTATATTCATCATATTGATCTTCACTCAAATGGAATAAATTTTCATAGATCCAGTCAGTAGGTAGGAGTTTATTTTCCATCATCTGAGCAGCTAGATCAACTTTTTCTTTCATTAATGCTACTCTTTCTTGATCGTAAATGATTGAAGGGGTAGTTAATGACAATTCAAAGTTTGTCATACTTTCGTCACGATATCCTTGAGAATATAAGTGAACTAAAGCAATTTTAGTCAATTCAGATACAACAATACGTTGAATACGCTCAATTGTGCGTGCAAATCGAATATCTTCAGCGGCTAATGTAGCTTTACCTGTCAAATCTTTTTCATAACCCATAAACGCTTTAGGTACTTTAAGGGCAGCAAATAATTTATCACGTAAATAGGTAACGTCTTCAATACCTTGCCATTGTAAACCTGCTAAATTATCAATTTTAGTTGCTTGATCATTACCACGTACTGGGATATAGAAGTCTTCGAGTAGGTTTTGCATGTTGTACTTCAAGTTATAATCACCAGTGTTTTGGTCAATATATGGAGTACGTTTCATTTTGGAAATTGTTTTCTGCATAAAGTTTTCTACTTCAGCAGGTGCAATATTTCCAACGTTAACATAGAAAATACGTTTTTCAGGTGCTCGAACGATACGGTGAATTAACATCGCATCTTCCATCATAATATATTGCTTAAACAATTTACGAGCAGGCTCTAAATACGATCTACCATAAGGTAAAAAGTTAGTATCCGTTAATAAACGGAAATGCGCCATTTCGTAGTTGTCAAAGTAAATTGAATTCGCTTGACCACCAGAATTTGGAACATTGTAATAACCATAGTCTGAAGGGGATGAAATACCATCTGGATCAAAACGGAAACGAACTGAATTTGGATGGTCTTTATCGTATCCATCTTGTCTTTCAATATGGAATGCGTTGTAAGGAATTACATTGTACACACCAAATTTTTCAGCAATTTCTAGTTTTAAGAAGAAATCACCATATTTCAACATGTTACGAATCCAAGGCCATAAGTTAAATTCTATATTTAATACATCGTAGAATAAATTGTATAGAATTTTTTGTACATCTTCATCAGATGAGCGAATCTGTAATACCTCACCCATGTCATTACGTAATGTACTTTCATCCGCTAAGATATCTAAGGCAGAAGCAATGATAGCATCTGTATCCATTGAATCATATTCGGAATAAAGTGTGGGGCGTAAAGTTTGGTAATTAAAGCTGCTTTGATATCCATAAATTGATGTGTGTGAGTTGGTATAGATACGATTGAATCTATCTACCAATGCATTGGTTTCGTACTCACCCGAAATTTGGATTTTATTTATATCAAATACCTTCAAATTATTATCTCCTTCATTACGGATGATAACATCGGTTGAAAATAGTCGTCTTAATCGTGAAAATAATCCTGTATCTGCCATGTTCTATTTTATATAAGCCAAGAAATGTCTTCTTTGCCGTTTGAGTAAGGGTTGTCTATTTGAAATGGATTATTGTTATACTTGTCAGCATAACTAGGTCCATTGGAATAACCTCCAGCATATGATGTCTTGGAATTACCAATACCATTCAACATACTTTTAGTCATTTCCATATTATTTGTTCTAAGTTTAAATGCGGTTTCACGTAAGTAACAACCAATACAAAATGCCATTACTAAATCGTCATTGTATCCCGATTGGGCTTCTGCTCTACCGTTTCTCCATATAAATACTTTCATTTCCTCCATTAGGCGAGCAGAGTGAAAAACAACTCCTTTATCCATAACAGCTTCTTGGAATTTTCCAATTGCTATAGGACGAGTTGTATTCGACATTGTAAAGCCTGGGGTCATCTTGCTATGGTCCATGTAAGGGTCAAAGAAAGAATCTACATTATTTGTACCACCTTTTGGTGAGTAGTAGAAATTTTGATAACCTCTATCTAAAATGGTTTGTACGGTTGACCAACCTACGCTTTGATTTTCAACTGCTAGCAATGCATTATTGTATTCCGTTGCAATGCTTGCTAACAAGTTTCCGTAATCTTTTGTGTTAATTTGGCCCTTATATTCACCTACCTGAGTGAATGTTTCGACATCAAAGATGTGAAACGCCGAATAATCCTTGCCATCGCCACGAGCTACATCAGCTACGATCAGATAACTCCTCGAATAATCCGCTGGTTGCCAAATCCATAGGTTTTGATCAATGCCACGTTTTTCTAGAGGTTCTTTTACGTGAAATTGTTCGTAAAAAGTAATATCTTCTGGGGTAAATACTGTATCACCAGAGGTTGTAAAGTCACAGTCACATTCCTGTGCTGCCATTCGAATACCTAAATCTTTATCTTGTTGGTCTCTCCATGTTTGATCTCGTTCAGGGTGAACTTCCCAAGGCAATCTAATAGGTAAGAAACTATTGTCTCCCATTTCTGCGGAAACCCATGTTTGATGGAACCAGTTACCTGTACCATAGGGTGTAGATAAAGCAATACATCCACCACCAGTAGCTAAGGTTTGTTGAGCTGAGGCCCAAATCTCACCAATGTTGTGAATGAAGGCTGCCTCATCTATAATCAACAATGAAACGGCTTCTGATCGACCTGCATCTGCTGATGCACCAACTGCTTTAATTTGGGATCCATTTGGCAGTCGAAGTGTTAATTTGTTTGCCTCGTCAGGTTTATTTGCAAATTTGAGCCAGGAAGGTAAGCTTTCATACATGAATTTTACCTTGGTAACCATATTTTTAGCAGTTTCCTGTTTTGTTGCAATACAAAGGATGTTTTTATCTTCATGAAAGATCATCATCCACAATGAATAACCTGCTGCTAACGTTGAGATACCTAACTGACGAGATTTAAGTACTATTGAGTATGGATTCTCTTGAAATAGAGTAAGTACTTTTTCTTGAAATGGATAAAGATTAAAAGGCATTCGCCCACGCGTTGGATGCTGGATCTGGCAGTATTTTTTCATAAAATATGCCGGTGATTGGGCACACTTTATATACTCCTCGCGGACGGCTTGTTTTAAACTTTTTTCTTCCATTATTTAACTGCCACCAATGTAAGAAGAGCAAGTAGGGAAGCCACGAACCCTCCACCTAACCATTTAATTCCTTTCTTTAGATTAGTGTTTCTATTGGTAAGATCAGTTACGTCTTGTTCAAGACCTTTGATTATTGTATCCTGCACAGTAACAATTCTTTCGTAATCTGCTACTTGCTTAAGATAATTTTTTTCTTTAGCTATGTAAATATTGATTGTGCTATCCTTGGCGTCAATTTTTTCATTTAACTGCCACACCATTTTGTTTACAACTTTCAACTCAGCAATAGCCGAATCACCTCGTGTAAGGTCAATTGCAATAGCTCGTGCTTTATCGTGTGAAAAACAAATTTTATCTGTAACGGTCTGTGAAAAACTCTTCGAGCTCAGAATTAGAAGCACTAGTAAGATCTTTAATTTTGTTGCCATAATATGTGCGTGTTGTTTGTAGCTCTTGTTCTGTTAATTTAATTTCTGTATTCAATGAATCAACAATTTTATCTTGCTGTTCGAGTTGTTTATTTAAAGCTTGTTGACCTACTTTGAGTAATGCAATGTTAGATTTCAACGCTTCAATTTTCTTTTTCTGTTTATCGTATTTGTTTGTTGTAGTAGGTGTTGGTTTACATTTAACTAAAAATACTAATAATAATAAAAGTATCCCACCTATGATAAGATGGGATAACTTTAGTTGGAATGTTTTATTTTGGATCATGCTTCAACTTCTCTACCAGCAGCACGTTTCAAATCGTCCATCATTGATTTGGCAAATTTGAATTTGTCTTTTGCTAGTTTTAAGATACCATCAATTTTAGCTTTATCGTCTTTGTTTTTCTTAACTGAGGCTAGGAATTGGTTGAATTTAACTTTCTTTTCTTCTGGGGTAGATGCTAATTCTTTTGCTGTTGAATCACTGCCTGCGGCTTTTGTCGCTGCTGCATCTTCATCATCTGCAGGTTCTGTTTTAGGTTCTGCTTTTGGGGATGTTTCTTTTTTTGCTTTAGGGGCTTCAGCTGGTTTTTCTGTTGCTTTTCTACCACGAGTACCTGGTTCTTTCAAACCTAATGCTTTTAAGATAGCATTGTTTGTTTGGTTGTCTTGTAATTTACTTCCTGAATCATCAAATTCTGTTTGTTTTTTCAAAGCTTGAGCAACAGCAGGAGTTTGTCCTTTACCAGAAATTTGTTGACGAATAGCTTTTAAAAGACCTTTTAAGCCTTCTTTATCCATTTTAGATACATCTGCTTTAGATATTCCTCTATCTGAAAGTGTTCTGTTAACAACTTTTTCCATAGCTGCTTCTAATGTATCTTCTTCACCATATTTAGTTGCTACTTGTTTGTCGAATCGACCACCGAAATCTGGGATTTCATTGAGTTCTTCTGATTCGGCTACACCTGTTTTCATCAATTCAGCTTTTTTCTTTTGTAAAGCTTTAATTTCTAAATCTGTAGCTTTAAGAGCT